TGGGTCTATTAGGACATCTGCACCTGTGATCATAAACACAATCGCCCAGCGCAGTTTTTTATCATCTATCCTTGTTAAGTACTCTTTAGCCTTAGCCCAGTTCCCTCGGTTAAAGTATAGTGTGAACAGGTCTTCCCAAATGCGGCTGAGTAGTTTTTGGGGGTCTTTATATCTTTCACGAAGCCTCTGCAGGTATTCTTCTTTGGTTTTTGGGTAGAGAATTTCAGGCCCAAACCATTGACGCTCTTCTTCCGTTAGCCCGTGGTCGTAAATCGTCTCTATCTCATCCTGGATTGTCTCGCTTTTGACGCCTTTTAACGATTTCATAATGTCTATCCACCTCCTTTCGGAATGCTTGGTCGCTGATTCTTTCCAAATCCACCATCTCATCTAAAATTGTAATCCTTTCTAAATCCGTCAAGTCAACCTTTGTTCCTAACCAGTCCGCAAGCCTTTTTTCTATCCCATGTTGGACACCTTCAAGTAGAACACCTTCAAGCTCTTTTACTGCCTCTTCTTCGTTAATATTGAATTTTTGCAAAATGTATCTGAACCTGCCAACAAGGCGTGGGTATCCTACGCCGTCTTCTATTATGTCTTTCTGATAGTTAGGCACGGTTCCGGGTCTCAGCATGTTTAAAAACCTGTCGTAAGTGTGTCGGGCTATGAACTCGGTAAGCGTCTCCATTAAACGCCTGTGGGATTTGGTAAAATACCGGTTGACCCTAAAAAGGTTTATAGTTCGCAAATGAGTAAATTCGTGCCAGAGAGTAGAAAGCATTTTTTCATCCTCTATAGTTAAGCGAGCTTTATTCCTCAAGTTTTGGAGGGCGGATATTAACGCTTCTTCGTATTCCTTGTTGATATAAACCGTCGCTGTTCTGTCTGGACGGCCTACACAGGCCATCACATAGCGTACACCCTCCTCAACCACCACTTCTTTAGGTGTATAGAAGAAGAGGTCTTTGTGTGTCTCGGCGAAGTCTATTATCAGTCTTTCTACATCTTGAATGGTTTGCAAATCGTATTTCTCAATCAGTGCTTCAGGCTTGCGGAGCTGGGACAACGCTCCTCTCAGATTTTCTATTTCTCTTTTCCTCAAAAAGCGTCCTTCTTCAAAATTGAACAAATCCGCCAAGCTAAGTCCGTTTTCCTCCGCATATTTCTTTAGCCACTTTGGAGCCCAGCTTTCTAAAGCTGTCTCTGGGATAGCGGGTTTCTCTCTTTCCTCCATCCCTTTCCTCTTCACTACAGGGACTAAATAACACATACAATGCGGGTGTGCAGGAAAGCGTGGAAGTTTGCCTTTTGGATGCACACCTCTACCAAGCCCATAATCTACATTCGCATAAACATCGCAGATGTCCGGTCTCGGATGGCTTCTTGAAAGCCTCCATTGATAGCCTACGATTTCCTCCTCATCCTTCGTCAGTTCTACTGTTGCTTTCATATATGCATGTGCGGTCTCTGTCCATGCAATCGTCTTTAGTCTATAAAGCTGTTTATCATATACCCACCACTTGACCGCTTTATTCACGAGTTCCATTTTCCCTTCCCGTAGTGCTTCTTCTATCTCTTTCAGCAACTGCTTGCCTGCGTAATATGTCCCTTCTTTGCTCCGCTTTTCTATATACTTCTCAACATTTCTTTTGATCTTCTCCCAAGCCTGCCTGCTTTCTGCGTTAATCAATAGCCCTCTCGTGCTTTCTTCAAATTCTTTTAGCCATTTAGGTAGCTGTTCTTTAAGCACTACTGCAAACTCCTGCTGTTGTAAAGCCTCAATCGTGTATTGCAGTTTATACATCAATGCCTTAATACCGTTATCGTATCGTATGCTCTCCATGATTGTGTTCTTTAGTCTTGCCATTGCCTGCTGTGAGAAGTCCCAAAAGCGTTCCGAAAGCTTTAAGCCGTCGTCCCAGCGGTGGTTGATGATTTCTTGTGTAAGCTGCATTGCGAGGGCATCTTTCTGCAATTTTGCAGTTTTGTTGACTGCATTCACCACGTGTGTGATGAGTGTTGTGGTTTTGTGGTATAACTCTTCTGCAAGCTTTCTCAGTAGTTCTTCTGTCCGTTTGTCTATTTGATAGTTCTGTTCTCGCAGTCTCTCTATAAGCTTGTCGGTTTTCTCTGAGAAGTCTTTTTCAATGTCCTCCCACTCTGAGAGGAACCACTCGAGAAAAAGCTTGCGGACTTGTTCCCAGTTCATAGTCCGAGTTCATTTTTCATCTGATTATCCAAACCCTCCAGCCCGTCTATCTCATTCTCTATCCTCTGCATAGTTGCATCGTCAATTTCACTGCCAAGGAGCATCCTCGCAATGTATTTCTTGAGTTCAGCGTCAAAGGTTGCGGAGATGTTCAAAGTCAAGGCATCCATCACCTTCTTCAGTTCCCTTTCCACATCTCTATAGCTGAAATCTTTCTCATAGATGATTGTCCCTTTAAAGCTGTCCTTCCCTTCCCACTTTGCTACTAAGTCCGCAATCCTGTATTCCGCTTGTTCGAGATTCTGTGCTATTTGTGTTAGCAGGCTGTTCAAGTTTTGAAATTCAAACTCCAAAGCCACACCGCTTTTTTGCTTCTCCGTGCCCTTTACAAACTCAAGGTTCGCAAGCGAGTAAATCATGTCTATGAGTGTGTTGATGTATTCCAAATAGACCTTTGCGGGGCTTTCGGGCGGTGCGATGAAGTCGGGTTTTCCGCCCTTCTCGGGATAGTATCCGATAAAGTTCTCTGTCCCAATCACAATGCTCCTTAACTTCTCCTCGGATATCTGGTCTGGGATAGGAATAGTCAGTATTGGGAACGTAGAGTTTCTCAGGATTTCTCTAAGTTCTGAGATTGCGTTGTATAAGTCCTTGCTAACTCTTGCGATGTCATGGATGAAGGGTGGAACTATAACATCGGTAGGTAGGATTGGGTCTGTCCAGCTTACAGCCACCACAGGCACCTCTCCGAAGGGCGTTGTTCCCTCGTATGTTTCGTTCCCCACTTGCACCTTCCACGCTCCGGGTGTGAATTCTCTTGTCATGTTCAGTTCAGAGAACACGATTTTTTGAATTCTCCCGTAGCTGTCTATTTCAATATCCTTTAACTGTGTAGGCAGTCTGATGGTTGCGTATGGTCGGATGCCTTGCAATTTTTCATGGGCTTTTGTGAGTGCCTCTGCCTTCGGCTTGTCTATAATCACAAACACGGTTCCGTATATGAGGGTAAGCTTTGCAATGTTTCTCATGAAGTCGTCAATATCTGTGCCTCGCAGATCTACATTCTGACAGAACTCTGCGTATTCCGTGTTTGTTGCAAAGTCTCGTTGTGGTTCTACTCTGAAGAGGGCGCCCGTGTAGGTGTCAACGATTTTCTTTACAAAGTTTGGATAAATAGCAAGCTGTCTTCTGCGTGCGTATTTCTCATCAGTCTCTCTTGGATACTTCACAAGGTAAGAACCATCACTAAAGCCTCCTAATCCTGTGTAGCTATCCCAACAAAGCTTGTAATCTATCATGCTTTACCTCCTACAGCCACTTGAGTTTTAAAAACTTGTATGGGAAAGACGTCGCCCGTTCCTCTAAAGCCATGACCGCATATACAAGGGCGTCTACTATGTCGTCGTGCGCTGAAAAGGGAAACTCTAAAAGCTGTTTGATTGCCTCCTCTTGCCCTTTTGCAAAGTAAATAAGCCCGCCTTCAAAGAAAGGCACGAGCTTTTGTGCCCGCAGGACTTTGTTTGTATGAGGTTTGATACCTCGGATGGGTAAGCTTACTCCTCTTTTAGACGCTATCTCTTGTATAAGCTTTCTGTAGACTTCCTGAAATGCCACCTCTTCAAAGACGATGAGGGAAGGCTTGAAAGTTAGCTGGATGGAAATGAGGGTGTCTATAAGTTCATTTGGGGTGGCACGCTTGTTATAAATATACAAGGAATATATACGCCCTGTCTCTTTGTCCCTGCCCAAAACCGCTATAGCTGTGTAGTCTCCCTTCTCCTTGCCTGTGCTTGGGTCTACGCCCGCTACGATGTCAAGCTTTGAAAGGTCTAACTTTTCCTCGTAATACTTTATCCACTCCTGCCTAAAA